CTACCCTATGATCGGGCGTTTACGACCTATCAGCGCAGGACAGCGTTTTACGCTTCTGTTAATGCACGCGAGTTCTTGACGGATACGTCGGGCAATCGAAGATTCTGGGTACTCGCGGTTAGAGATATCAATGTCAATCACGGTGTCAACATGCAACAGCTCTGGGCGCAGGTCAAAGAGACGATGTATGTGCCTGGACAAAAGAACTGGTTTCTATCACCAGATGAGCGTGAGCTCTTGCAAGATAGCAACGAACAATATAGAACACAATCAAGTGTAGAAGATCTAATCCTGGAGCATGTAGACTTTGATAGCGAACATGCCAAGCCTGTACAAATGACTAAGCTCTTGCGGGATCTTGGGATTAAGTCGCCAAGGATGCCAGACTTCAAAGAAGCGGCCCGTGTCTTACACGGAAGAGGCATCGAGCCTAGACGATCTAATGGCAAGAAGATCTATGATCTGGACTACAGCGCAGCTGAGGGTGACAGTGATTTTACAGACTACTCAAGTAAATTTTAAATGATACGAATACAAATAGATCTACAAATAGAAAAAGAAGATCCTGGTTACAAGGATGTAGAGAAGGCGTTGTATGAAATCTTGCTCAATCGCAAGTTGGTTTATACAAAGATCAGTCCGCCCAATCCTGGATACTGGGATAAATACAAGGTAAAAGACGATGATATTAGAGACGATTAAGGTGATTTTATGCAGTGCAGCTGTTACCTTTTTTTTAGTCCTGGCTTGCTCATTTATTTTAGTCGGCCTGGCTGTGATTATTGCTGACAGGCATATCAATGGCAAATAAGGGCAAAAAAGGGTATAGCAAAGGGTATAGTAAAATTAGCTGTACCCTGTCTCAATCCCTTGCTACTACTGGGTTTATACTATATAAGGGTATAGTGTATATATATATATTATTATTAATATTGGCTATAAGAATGGCCTCTTACGCGTTACATAATAGGTATAATAGAACAGCTATGCACTCTACACTGTGCACTGGTTTACAATAGGAGAGATTATGCCAAAGAAGAAGAAGACAGATCAGAAGATAGTGGATGCGCCAGTTCAGTTTGAGAAGGACGACGAACACGGGTTGACTGAAATGCAGGCCAGCTTTGTTTGGCATTACACCGAAGGTGCGTGTGGTATGACCGAGGCTGCCAGGAAAGCTGGGTATCAGTTCCCAAGCGCAAGCGCAGGTAAGCTGCTCAATGGTAAAGACTATCCGAACGTGGTTAAGGCGATACGAATTAAGCAGGACGAATTGGCAGAAAAGTATGCGATCACCCCGCAGAAGACAGGCACGATGTTGTGGAAGGTGATGGAGAGCGCGTACGAGAACGGCCAGTTCAATGCCGCAGTGTCAGCGATTAAAGAGCTCAATCAGCTCGCTGGTTTATCCATCAATAGATCCCAGAATATAAACATCAACGCTAACCTGGAGAAGATGTCCAGAGAGCAGATCAAGGAAAGATTAGGGCAGTTGCTCGGCGCTAATGTCGACGACTATTCTCCCAAAGATAAATAGATGTGTGGCCATGTTTTCGCGGTCTCCCGATCTAAGCGCCAAAATCTGGGAAAAATCTTAATATCGTCGTAAGTCATTGATATAACGTGCTATTTTGCGTATGTAAACATGTATTCTTTTGTGCAACTATGTACAACTTGTGCTCACAATAGCAACGCGTAACAAATAGGAGTCCCTTGGAACCGCTTTTTTCCGTAGGATCCGCATTTTTTGGAACCCCTACCACCCCATATAGCAGCGGCCGATAACAGTTATAAATATAACTAGGTTTGATACATTGAATCACCAGAAAAACTCAACGCAAAAAAATTTTGTGCAAAAAATTTTGCAATGCAAAGGATTCCTATGGCCCGACTTTACCTGCGACCATATCACTTGTTACAATCAGCTCATGGCAACAGAGGATGTAAACGTATTTGACACTACCGAAGACGTAGGTGCTATTTTACCGCCTCGCATAGATGCACCTGGACCACTCGCTTCTTACTTCACCAGGCCTATGGTTCCCTCACCTGCTTCGCGTCGCCGCGATACGCTCAAAGGCATAGCGCAATTCATACCGTTTCTATCTGGAGAGATAGCCAAATACGATGATGATAAGCTCGGCATGGCTTTATCTTCACTTGATGCTTTGGGACCAGCTGGTACAGCTGTCAAAGGAACCCTAGCGATCGGAAAACAGGCAGCTAAAAAAGGCGTAGGATCCCTAGACCAGCCAAAAGACATGATGTTCGTGCACAATACCAACGAAAGCGCTATAAAAAGTTTTGACCAGATGGGAGGAATCCCGTCTCCAAGTTTAGCGGTTCAACCTGCCGACGTGCCGCTTAAAGGATTTGGCCAGATACAACTGATCGCTAAGCCAAAAAATTTCGATCCCGCTGTAGATCCGCGAAACGCGGTTTACTCTGCCGATGCTTATACGCCCAGAGCACCGAAAAAGATACGCCTGGCAAAAGAAGGAGCTGCCGAACAGCTTACCAAAGATTATAAAGATCTTTTAAGTGATAAAGATTTAATGGAACAAATTTATACAGGGCCATATACAGGCGCTTATGTAATTGATGCTGCGGATTCATTAAGAAATTTAGAAAAAGGCAATCTACATTACCCAGAAAATAGAATAGAAGAACTTGAAAGATTTTTTGACTCAGATATAGCAAAAATAAAATATATTCAAGATTTAGGCTTAGACTCAGCTCATTATGTAAATGTAAAGCCAGGTGGAAGTGCATACAGGGATTGGGTAGCAAAAGAAAAAGATAAATATCTAAGCCAGGAAGGTGTTTTCCAAACCTTTGATGATTTTGAAGAAACCATGGTTACAAAACCTTACACCCTGGAAAATGCAACTCAAAACATGATCAAAGAAACTCAGCGTGGTGGCGAGGGTGGTATAGGAACATTTGGACCAAATAGATTACGCGCACTTATGAGCGAAAAAATGACAGATCTTGAAGATATAAAAAGCCAAAGATCCAGAATCGAAGATAATCCTTATTTTTCAGATTTAGAGGGCGATGTATATGATGCTCTTGAATCATCACTAGATGGCACAGATAAATATTTTGATACAGAGGACATTATGCTTGGCGTTGGTTATGCTCTTGAAGATGGCAAAGATATACGAAGCGCCGTGCAAAAGAGTATAACTTCTTTGCTTGATGACATTGTTCCACAAAAACAAAAACAAATAGTTGATAATTTAACCGAGGTTTTCAAAAAAAACGCAGCTCGAAATGTCGAATACCTAGAAGCCAAACCCATGCGATCTGTTGGTTTTGAAGAGTTTGCTGGCGCTATAGTTCCGCCCAGGACTAGCCAAGAAGTGATAGATATCCTGGAAAAACGCGGACTCAAGGTAATTAAGAATGATCCAGAGACTGACTTTTCAAAAACAAAAGCCAGGCAGAAGTTTAAAGACCAGATGTTTTCCTTTGCACCCGTCGCAGGCGCTGGTGGCATTGCAGCTTTAAGCATTGAAGATAATACTCCAGATAACGACAAAGGCGTTGGATCTATAAAAAATTAGTTTGCAATTTTTTACAAGTTTTGAGAAACTTTATCAATGCCGATAAACAGTCGAAACAAGGGAGCACAATTCGAGCGCAACATTGCGAAGATCCTTAACGACTTTTTTACTGACAACGGCATAGATTTTCAAACCAAACGCAACCTGGACCAATACCAGGAAGCTGGCCAGTGTGATCTGGATATACCCTTTCATGCGGTTGAGTGTAAAAGCTATAAAGACGGCGAGTGGCTAAAGTCCGCTTGGTGGGATCAAGTTTGCAGCTCCTCACAAGGGAGGATCCCTGTTCTTATTTTTAAATTCAACCGCAGACCGATCCGAGTATGCGTACCGCTCTATGCCATGAACCTGGATTGGCCAGAAGAAAACGACAAGATTTGCGTCATGGCGATAGAAGATTGGCTTGATGTGCTGAAAAAAAATTGGAGGAAGTATGACGGCCGATTTAATGCCTAATCATGGTGTTACTGGCCTGTCTGTCACGCAAGACGAAGTAGAGCTCTTTTTAGATTACCTGGTTGAAACGGATCCAGAGCCTGGAATGGTACACGACAAGAACGCGGAAACAAAAAATAAAGATCTAAGAGACGTTGAGGTGCGCTATATTGACGCTAAAGAGGACCGCCTTTATAGGATCCTTAACAGAGTCGCGGTTTCTGCGAATAAATATTTTAGATACGACATATCTGGAATCGAGACAGCGCAAATTTTGCACTATAAATCGCCGAGTAACGGCTACGGCTATCATATCGACATAGGACCAGAGGGAACAGCTGCCAATCGGAAGATCAGTATGTCTTTAATGCTAAACGATGAATACGAAGGCGGCGAAATCTGCTTTCGTACCAGTGATAACGCTAGTCGTACGCGTTTGAAGATGGGAGAGATAGTCGCTTTTAGCTCATTTATCTCGCACCAGGTCAAACCTGTAACCAAAGGCGACCGTTATGTGGTCGTTGCCTGGTTTACTGGCCCGCCTTTTAGATAGATCTAGGCTTATGCAGCTCTATTAATGTTCTAAGAGCTGAATCGCTTAGATACTGCAAGTGTGCTGGTATATTTTTTCTATTGATTGGCATAATAATCCTCGATCATTGCTTTTGCTCTGGAATTAGCCTGGTCGGCTAGTTCGTGCATAGCATCAATTTGTTTTTCCAGATCATCACGCTCCAAGGGATTGTTTGCCCTGGGCATCTGATCTTCTAGTTCCATAATGTGCTCGTTACAAATTTCGCGAAATCGCCTGGCAACCCGCGCAATCTCTAGTTCATGCTTATTTATTGTCATTTTTTCTCTCCGCCATATCGTTGTGCATGTTCAACCAATCAATATCCACTGGATCCTTGCGTCTGTCAAATAATGCAACAATTTTGTCGTGAGTAGATCTCCAGTGTCTGTCCAGAAATCTATCTAGTCTTCTAAGTAGTTTTAGCATTTTCTTTCTCCAAATAATTCTTGATGATGTAAATTAATAAGTTGCTTTATGACCTCAGCGCTTGTTACTTTAAGATCTGTTTCTTGTGAATAAAACAATAAAATTTCAGTA